ACTTGGGGTGATGAACTAGAGGAAGGAGAACAAACTTATGCTGAAATACTAGGAGCAACAAATATTGCTAAATGTGCTGCTAGTAATGATAATATTGCCAGAAGAACATTGATGTATCTACAGGATAATGATGTTGACCAAGTGATAGTGCAATGGACATTTAAGAATAGAAGAGAGCATATTTACAAATCAGGTAAAGTAGAAGGTATCATACCTCAAGTATACAAGGATGGTTATGCAGTAACTAAACCACTAGCAGTAACATTTTATACAAAGTTTCAAAATTGTAGATTAGATGATGAGAACATGTGGAAGAATATATTACTTGTTGATTCATATTGTAGGTTGAAAGATATAAAAGTAATACATTGGAGTGTAGAACCAAGAGGATGGAAAGAAGGTGATTCATTTTACTATGATATGACTGATTGTAAATTACATCGTATCAAGAAAATAATAGGAAAAGGAAAACGTGGTTTTTGGGGTAAAAATGAAAATTGGAGACCTAGAGGTCACTTATCACAACTTGGACATAAGAAGGTTGCAGACTACCTATATAATCTGTTATAATGTATATGACTGACACTTAGTTATGGCAAAAGGATTTAAGGTGGTTTCTAAATCACCAACTGCAGATAAAGATGATTACTCTTTAGAAAAAGGAAGAGCAATGATCAAAGGCAAAAGCATAGTCTTTTGCTTACCAGGTAGAGGAGTATCATACACATATCTCAAGAATTTCGTATCACTCTGTTTTGAGTTGGTACAACAAGGAGCAAGTATACAGATATCACAAGACTACAGTTCAATGGTGAACTTTGCTAGATGTAAGTGTTTAGGAGCAAATGTTCTCAGAGGTCCTGATCAGTTGCCATGGGATGGTAAGTTGAAGTATGATTATCAATTATGGATTGATAGCGATATAGTTTTTGGTATTGAGCAGTTCTACCGTCTCGTTTGTATGGATAAGGATATTGCTTCTGGATGGTATGTAACCGAAGATGGTAATACATCATCAGTAGCACATTGGTTAGAAGAAGGTGATTTCAAAGAAAATGGCGGTGTAATGAACCATGAGATGTTAGATGGTATCACTAAGAGACGTAAACCATTTACTGTTGACTATGCTGGATTTGGTTGGTTACTTATCAAGCACGGAGTCTTTGAAAATGCTGATATGAAGTATCCTTGGTTTGCTCCTCAAATGCAAGTATTTGAATCAGGAGAAGTTCAAGATATGTGTGGGGAAGATGTATCATTCTGTTTAGATGCAATAAAAGCAGGTTATGAAATATGGTGTGACCCTAAAGCAAGAGTAGGACACGAAAAGACAAGGATTTTATAGATAGATAAAAAATGTCTATCTCAACGATGCACGATTTGTATAATATCTACGTTGAGGGAGTAATCATTAGAGAAGGAATAGATGAAGATGAGATGCTAGATATCACTCAAGAACTAGCAGATGAATTTTACTCCAGTGGTTACCCTCATCCAGACACCGTAGAAGTAAAGTATCTCGGTCATGAAGATGACTATTAAATTCAGCAATAAATAATAAATATACCAAGATTCTGGAAACTGGTGCCAGCACAAACATTTTCAAGGGGTTTTAAGGATATTTCTTTATCCTTCAAAAGACATCCTGTTACTAACGATATACTTGTCTTGAAAAATGAGGACGCTATAAAGCGGGCTGTGCAAAATTTGGTACGCATACAGATAGGTGAAATATTCTTCAATAGGTTGATTGGTACTAGGATTGAGGGTTCTTTATTTGAACTTGCAACCTCAGATTTTGTAGATCCTATAAGAACAGAGATAGAACTAACTATCACTAACCATGAACCCAGAGTCAGATTGACAGGAATAGGTGTTCAGGCAACTCCTGATGATAATGCTTTGGATATAAGCATAGAATACGATATTGTTGGTTTATCGTCACCAACACAAACCGTCAACTTTATACTCGAACCAACAAGATTATAATGGCACTGCAACAATTTACAAACTTAAATTTTGAGGATATAAAAAGTTCCATCAAAGATTATATCAGAGAAAACTCTAATTTCACTGATATGGACTTTGAGGGATCTAATCTGTCCGTATTGATCAATCTATTAGCATACAACTCATATAGTACAGCATACAACACCAACATGGTTGTCAATGAGACTTTCATTGACAGTGCAACTTTGAGAGAGAATGTAGTATCATTAGCAAGAAATATAGGATATGTTCCTAGGTCAAGAAGAGCAGCAATAACAGATGTCAGTTATAACATATCTGATTTACCTGCAGACACCACTGTTCTAAAATTTGAACCAGGTATTATTGGTAATGGTAATGTTGACAATATAAACTACGTCTTTTCTATACCCGAACAGGTTACTGGAACTGCACTCAATGGTGAAGCAGAAGGTATCCTTAGGGTATTTCAAGGACAATTTTTGTCCAATACATTTGTTATCGATGAATCAAAACCGAATCAGAGGTTCATTTTACCTAACGATGGTATTGATACCTCAACTATACGTGTCAACGTAAGAGAAAATGCCTCAAGCACAACAATTGAAGAATATGCGTTAGTTGATAATATACTTGGTATTACGTCTACATCTAAGATCTATTTGATTCAGGAAACAACTGATGAGAAATATGAAGTCTTATTTGGTGATGGTATATTCGGTAAAAAACTAACCAATGGTAATGTTGTTGATGTTACATACATCAAGACTAACGGAAAGGATGGTAATGGTGTCTCACGTCTATCATTTACTGGTACATTGTCTGATGAGAACGATGCAACAATAAGCGATTTTACTGCAACCATCATTCCCAACTATGTTAGTGAAAATGGTGACGATATAGAGAATTTGCAGAGTATTAGATACTATGCTCCTAGGTTATACTCAACACAACATAGAGCAGTTACTGCAAGTGATTACGAAGCAATTGTACCTTCTGTATATCCCAATATAGAATCTATAAGTGCTTTTGGTGGTGAGGAACTCACTCCTCCTAGGTATGGTCAGGTTTACATTGCTGCTAAACCTAAGAATGGATCATTCTTATCTGATTTTACTAAGAAACAAATACTTAGTTCTCTAAAGAACTATTCAGTAGCAGGTATTCTACCTACTATGGTTGACTTGAAGTTCTTATATGTAGAAATTGATAGTTACGTCTACTACAATGCAAACTTTGTAGGAGATCCTGAGAATATGAAGACTGATGTTATCAATTCATTAACATCGTTTGCATCTGGACCTGAATTGAATAAATTTGGTGGCAGATTCAAATACAGTAAAGTTCTTTCACTTATTGATAATGTAAGCACTACAATCACCTCAAACATTACTACTGTAAGAATGAGGAAAGATTTATTTGCAAAGATCAATCAATTTACACAATATGAAATATGTTATGAGAATGAATTCCATATAGGAGCAGATTCTTATAACATCAAATCTACTGGATTTACTGTAAGCGGTATATCTGATACTGTTTATTTCTCTGATAAACGTATAGAGGGAACAGATAAGGGTAACATATTCTTATTCAGTCTTCAGGCTGATAACACAGCAAAGGTACTTTCAAATACCTTTGGAACTGTTGATTATAAAAAGGGTGAAGTCCTTATCAATACTGCTAATATAACCAGCACTGTAAAACCAAATAACATTGTTGAAGTTCAAGCAATACCTGAATCAAATGATGTTCTTGGAAGAAAAGAGTTGTATTTACAATTTTCTGTTGCTAATAGCAATTTCTTTATGAGAGAAGACTCTATCGCTTCGGGTGCTAATACATCTGGTACTAGATTCAATATTCAATCTAGTTACAGTAACGGTACAAAAGTAAGAGGTGATATCATAATAGGCACATCTAGTGCCACACTGGTTGGATATGTAAATGGACAACCTTACTACGGTGCATTCCACTCAATGGCAAATGGAAACCGCATGACAGGTGCATTCCACTCTGCATCAAGTGTTCCTATAACTAGCACTCCGACAACTACCATAGATAGTTCATCAACAAGTGCGTCACAGACATCATCGACATCTTCTTCTTCATCATCTTCCTCAAGCAGCAGTAGTGGATACGGATACTAATGATCACAACATCATTCACAAAAGTAAAGATCAACGAAATAATTCAGAGTCAAATACCTCAGTATATTGATTCTGAAAATCCTTTCTTTGGTGAATTTCTAAAACAATACTATTATTCTCAAGAGTTTCAAGGCGGTGCAGTTGATATTGCTGATAATCTTGTTGAGTATAAGAGTCTTGATTTTCTTAATAATGAGATGTTGATTGGATTTACATCCACGACTTCTTATGCAAATGGTTTTGTTGATACGATAAATGTTGATTCTACGAAGGGTTGGCCTAGGCAATGGGGTCTACTAAAGATAAATGATGAGATAATAACTTATACTGGTATTACATCTACTTCTTTCACAGGTTGTGTTAGGGGTTTTAGTGGTATAGAGAAAAATAGTAGGACTAATGCTCCAGAATACCTTACATTTACTAGAACAGGTATTGGAACACATCAAACAGAATCAAGGGTAACAAATCTTAGTAATATATTTCTAAAGGAGTTTCTAAAGAAACTCAAGGTACAATTCTTACCAGGTTTCTCTGAGAGACCTCTAAACGAGGAGTTGAACCAGTCTAACTTCATTAGACAAGCAAAAGATTTCTATAAGTCTAAAGGTACAGAAGAAGCATTCAAGATATTATTTGGTGCACTGTATGGTGAACCAGTTGAGATGATTCAACCATCTAAGTTTTTAGTAAGACCATCAGATGCGGATTATATTGTAAATGATGTTTTAGTATGTGATGTAGTAAGTGGTGATCCATTACTAATTGAAGGTCAGAGTCTAATACAGGACACTACACCTATACAAACTAGTGGATCTATCTACAGTGTAGAACTTTGTCTTATTGGTGGAAAAAAATATTATAAGGTTGCTTTATCTAAAGGAACAACTATTGGTAAATTTGAGCAAGCAGGTAAAACCTTCCTAACAAAGAGCACACCTGCATCAGGAACTATTCTCAATGTTGACTCTACTGTTGGATTTGAAACCAGTGGCACACTAAGTTTTGAGGATAGAAAATTTACTTACACTGACAAGAATTATACACAGTTCTTAGGTGTTTCTAGTATAACATCACCTTGTGGTATAGGATCAACTGTAACTGCTGGTCTATTTGCATATTCATATGCGAATGGTGATCTTACTAAAAAAGTAAATCTAAATGTCTTAGGTGTTCTTAATAATTTTGTTGGAACTGCTATAAATCAACAAGAAGAAAGTAGTATCAATGTAAAGAGTTTAGGTAAGAAACAAAAAGATCCTAGATGGACAACCTTTATTCATAACACTGCATCTAAGTATGGTCTTCGTGGAATCAATACTATTGCACCTGGCAATTATAGATTTACACTAAACCAACCACATGATTTATTTGCTGGTGACAAGATTGACGTTGTAGATCTTAATGATGCAGTGTCAGCAGGTACCATCACAGATATTATATCAGATAACGAGATAGAAGTTAGTACTGTTGTTTTAAATCCTACTGAAACATATTTCATCAGAAGAAATATAAAAACCCAACTTGGGTTTACTGCTGATGTACAAAACAGTTATTCTAATGGTGACGAGGTATATGTCGCATCTAACAGTTTACCTCATTGGGATATTGATCCACAGAAACGAATAAGAACATTCAATAATATTGGTGTTGCAGCAACTACAACTAAACTAACATCACCTAATCATAATCTCAATGATGGTGACTTAGTTGTATATTCGTATGTTTCAGGTATAGGAACTTTATCAAATTTAGATGATAATGTTCCATACTATGTCAAATCACATGACATCAATACCCTGTCTTTAGCATACTCTCCAGATAACGTTCGTAGAGGGCAGTTTATCAACGTATTTGACGCTGATGATATAATAGGTGTATCAACTCATACATTGACCCCACAGGTCGTTTATGGCACTGATCTTGGTGCACAGAAGATTCTTAGAAGATTCAAGAAACCTGAGTTTGGAGATACAAAGACAAATACCGTTCAAGGATCAGTAGGATTATTTGCTAATGGTGTAGAAGCATATTCATATAAATCAACTGATAAAGTTTATCATGGTCCTCTACTTTCGGTAGAAGTATTGAATCAAGGTTCAGAATATGATATAGTCAATCCACCTACTTTGTCTATTGTACAGGATGGACATACTACTGGAGTGACTTCTGCAGTATGTACAACACAAGTTGAAGGTACAATAACAGAAGTTTTAGTTGATAGTAAGGGACTTGATTATGAAGAGATTCCTAATGTCAATTTCATTGGTGGTAATAGTAAAGACGTTATAATAGAAGCAAAGATGAAAATTCAACCACAAGAGGTTGAGTTTGATAGTACTTCATCTGGTGGTGTTGTCAATACACATACTGATAGATGTGTGTTCACAACTCCTCATGGATTCAAGAATGGTGAGAAGATAATATATTCATCTGGTGGAACCACAGAAATAGGTATTGGAATAACACCAGGTAACTTAGTAGATTCTGCACCTTATTTTGTTATCAAGTTAGATGATTTCAGTATTCATCTAGCAGAGACTGAGGCTAGTGCTCTTGCTGGTATAAATTCAGTTCCATTCACTTCAAATGGTGGAGGTATTCAGAAGTTTACAACCACAGATAGAAGACAAATAGTTGATAAGGTTCTTGTTGTAAATGGTGGTACAGTCAAGAATAGAAGTCTTACTATTCCTTCATCTTCTATAAATTACCACATTGATACTATCAATATTCCTAGTCATGGTTTTGATTCTGGAGAAATTGTTAAGTATTCTGCTGCTAGTGCTGCTGGAAACTTAACAAATAATACAGAATATTTTGTTAATAAGGTAGATGATGACTCATTTAGATTATCAACCAAAAAAGATTTATCGGATCTAGTAACTATAGCAAATTCTGGTGCTGGTAATCATACATTCCAAGATCCTCCTATATCAATAGAGATAGATGGTAGACAAGGAATAACAACATCTGCTGCATCAGCAACTCCAATTATACGAGGTAAGATTATTGGAGTACATGTAGAATCTGGTGGCACTGGTTATGGATCTACTGTTATCAATGATAAACTAGTGCCTACTGTAGATATTGTGATTGGTAAAGATGCATATCTACAACCACTCATATCTAATGGACAAATTGATCAGATAGTGTTGAAAAATGGTGGTGAGAATTTCTTCAGCACTCCAGATATTATTATAACTGGTGATGGCACAGGTGCTAAAGCAAAGGCTATAATTGCTGGTGGTAAGATAACAGGTATTAATATGATTGATAAGGGTATGGGATATACCCAAGGAGGTACAACATGTGTTGCTAGAACGCCAGGTAAAGATTCTATATTCTCTAGTAAAATCAAGACATGGACTGTAAATCAGGTTGAAAGATATGCTAAATTTGGAGATGTCAAAGATGATGATGGATTCTATGAGATTGCAAAAGACAATGGCAACCCATATGTAAACTATTATGTTCCAAGAAAACTTAGAGACTTCAAAGGTGATGTTGGACTAACACATTCTCCTATCTTGGGATATGCTTATGATGGAAATCCTATCTACGGTCCTTATGCAATTGTAGATGGTTCACTCAAGTACATAAAGTCAAGTTATAGACGGTTATCTGGTGCAAGATCTGATGGTCCTAGTATATCTAAGTTCCCTGCTGGATTCTTTGTAGAAGACTTTACATATAGCGAAGGTTTTGGAGATCTGGATGAACATAACGGTAGATTTGCTGCTACACCAGAATATCCAAACGGTGTATATGCATACTATACAACTGTCAATGCAAATGTAACTTCCAACCCATCAGATCCTTTCAATGGTGTCAGAAAACCTGAGTTTCCATATATTGTAGGTGATAGTTATCATTCAAAATTAGATGAATATAATATTGATGAGGATACTAATCAAAAGTTAGATCCTATCATGTTAGGTCTTGTAAGAAATACTAATTCATATAATATTCCTGAGTATGAGTTCGTTTCTAATGGATCAAAAAATACATTGATCAATGCAAGAGTCTTAGGTATAAGTGATGGTTCTATAGAGAAAGTCAATATTATTGATGGTGGTAATAATTATAACGTTGGTGACAAACTAGTATTTGATAACACTGATACTGATGGTTTTGGTGCTATAGGTGATGTTGTTGAAATAGTTGCTCCAAAGATAGATTCGTTCTCAACCCAAATCACAACTTTCAATGATGTAGTTCTTACTACTGAAGGTGGTGGTGGTAGAGTTACTGGATTTACTACCACTCCTCATGGTATATCAAATCAATCATTTGTAAAAATATCTGGTATATCAACAGATACTCATACTGGATTACAGGCAATCACAAGAATACAATCGAGAGATGTTAGAACTGGTTTAGGGGTTACTATGGATGCTGTTGGTGCAACAACTAGCATATTATTGAGTGAGTATCTACCTGATGTAACTAAGGCAAAGAAATTTGAAATAGATGATATTGTTCTTATCAATTCAGAGCAATTGAAGATTTTTGGTTTCGATATTTTCAATAATAAATTACAACTACTAAGAGCACAAAACGGTACAGTTGCTGCTGCACATACATTTGGATCTAATATTGTAAGGTTAGAGAAAGAGTTTACGTATGACCTACAAAATAAATTTGAAGGAGACACTGTAAAGGACATTGTTACCTACTTTGATGCTGCTAACGATGTTGGTATAGGATTGACATTCGGACCTGGCATTGCTCATACAATCACAGTAAAGTCTCAACCTAAGAATATACCTACAAGGTCTATCTTTATACCTCATCAGTTTAGACAGGGTGAGAGACTTACATACTCGCCTGGTGCTGGTACATCATTGACATACCAGACACCTGCTATGAAAGATGTCAGTGCTGGATTCAAAGCACCATTACCTCCTGAAGTTTTTGTTCAGGTTCTTACTAACGATACTATTGGTATTGTTACTACGCAGAGTGGTATTGGATCTGATCTACAACGTGTTATGTTTGACACTAACACTGGTATTGGTAATACTCACTTCTTCAAGACAAATAGAGGTGCTATAACAGGAACCATTGAGATGGTCGGTGTTGCAGTAACTACGAAAGAGAACCATACTCTAAGACCTGATGATGTCATAGATCTTACAGTTGTTTCTTCTGCTACCAGTGCAGTGACTATGACTTACAATTCTGTTACAAGGTTTGTAAGTATAGGTTCTTCTGTCAACCCACCTCTAAATGTTACCATAGGTGATACTTTAGAGTTTGATACATCAAGTAATACTCTTGCAGATAAGAAGTTAGAATTTTTCTTAGATCAAGACTATCAAAAGCAGTTTGTTGGATCTGGTGTATCTGCTATAGAAGTTACTACTCCAATACAACCAGGTATTACTGGTGGTAAGACAAGAGTACATTTTACAGAACAAGTTCCATCAGTTCTATACTACAAGTTATCAACTATTCAAGGAACTGATGTTATAGAGATTAATAAGGATATTGTTGATTATTCTAAAATTATAGTCAATACAAGTAAGTACACAGGTAGACATAGTATTACTAGTGTTACTGCTAATACATACGAATTCAATATATTCGATAAACCAGAAAGAGTAGGATACACCAGTATTTCTCAATTGACTTGTAGAACTACATCTAAGAATGTAACAGGTGCAGTTGGTAAAGTAAGACTAACATCTGGAGGAGTTTCATATGAAGATCTTCCTAATATTTCAGTAGCATCTACAACTGGATCATCTGCGTCATTCTCTTCATTTGGATCAAATATTGGTGCTTTGAGTAATGTACGAATTCTTGATTTTGGATATGACTATCCTTCAGATAAAACACTAAGACCAGAGGCAGAAGTGTCACAGGTAGTATTCCTGAAAGATAACTTTGCTGTAGATAGTGTTGCTATAACATCTACTGGTAAGAAGTATATTACACCACCTAATTTGGTTGTATATAACAGTAAAACAAATACTACTAGTGAAGATGCTAAGTTCTCAGTAGAACTAAATGGGGGTGCAGTTGGTTCGGTTAAGATTATTACTAGAGGTGGTAATTTAGCAAGTGGTGATAGTGAATTATTTGCTGTAGATAACAGTAATGGAGTTGGTATTGTAAGTGCAACATATTCTGCTCCAAATGTGACTCTAAAATTACAGACACCACTTACAGGATTTACTACAACAAATCCATTACCATTTGCTGTAGGTGATAAGGTATTTGTTGAGAATGTTGGTGTAAGTTCTGGACTAGGTTTCAACTCTGCAGATCATGAGTACAAGAGTTTTGTGCTAACAGGTGTCAATACTGCCTTTGGACAAATTGATTCTGCTACACTGACTTATGCTGTAGATAATGATCCTGGTTTCCATGATTTCCAGAAGTTTGGATCTGTATCTAATGATAGAGATATTGCTAAGTTCAAACTAAATCTACGTGAAGGTGAGTTCTTAGATGGTGAACCATTGACTGATGATGTCAATGTTATTACAGGAAATGGTAAGAAACTAAGTGTTTTACGTGTAAGTAGTTTAGTTGGATTGAATACAGGAGATAAAGTAAGAGGTAGATATTCTCTTGCTGGTGGTACTATTGAATCAATGGATGATTATGAAGGTCACTTTGAAGTTGATAGTACGATAGAGAAAAGATTTGGATGGGAGAAAGATACTGGTAAACTTAGTGAGTTCTATCAAAGAGTACAAGATAATGATTACTATCAAAACTTTGCATATTCATTGAAGAGTTTTGTTGG